CGTGCGTTGAGCAAAGCGTCATCGTCTGATAACCCTCTATCTCTATAGGCTTTACACACTGCCTCCCACTTGTTTTCATTCTTGTCTAGTAATTCAGATGCTCGCTTGACTCCTATTCCAGGGCAACCAGAGTACCCATCTGTGGGGTCTCCGCTTAGGCTCTGTATTAGATGCCAACGATCACCATCGTCTTTAGTTATCTCAACAACATCATCTTTCATATCCCATAGCGTACTAGGGATCTGTCTCATGTCCTTGTCTGGACTGACAATGATATTGTTTGGGTCTGCAAAGCGGGTCGCTTCGATGCCAATAGTATCATCGGCTTCTAACCCTTCGATTAATTTAAAGTTGTGGTTTTTTCTACAGTAATTTACTAAACGTTTGTAGCCAAGGGGCTTACGTTTCATTCGATGTCCCTTGTAATCGGGGTAAATTTTCTTTCTAAAATTTTTAGTGCTTGAAAAGTATAGTATGAAGTTATCTTCCATCATAGCTTTTGTCACTTTATTTAATTCATTATGAAATACTTTTAGTACTTCACTAAATTGTGATTGAGCGATGATGACATCTTCTCCAAAGTCTATACCTATCTCACAAGCTTGAGCAGCTTTGTAAGCAAGGAAGTCAGAGTCAATTAATAGCATTAGTGTACCTGTGCCCAGTTGTCGCCAATTTGTGCATCGGCTTCAATGGGTAATCGTATGTTGTAATACTCACCAGTTTGTAATGCAGATAGTTTGCAAACGTCAGCAATAAACTGTGCATTTGGAACGGGAGCTCCTAACACTTGTTCGTCATGTACAAAAGCATAACGTTCATGGACAGTTTCACCTATGTTTTGGTGTGTTAGTAGTAGCCAACGCTTTGCGATGACTGCTGCCGATGCCTGTAAAAGGCAGTTTAATGCTTTGTGTTCTTTGTCCACAATGATTTGACGTTTGTCGATAGCACGTATACTACCTCCACCAGCAACTCTTTTAGTATCTTCGACAAGCTTTTCAAGACCTGGAATAGCATCCATATAAGCTCTCCTAATCTCTGCCCCTTTCTTCTTCGCAGCTTCGAGGGGTAGCATGCTGTCGTAAGATAATCCAAGTTTCTGGTTGCCCCCTCCATACAAGAAACAATAAGTAATTGTCTTGACTTGTCTACGAGAGATTCCAATTTTATCTGCATTGACTTGATGAATATCTTGTTCAAGTAATATCTTTGCATACTGTCCACCGTCATATCTATGAAGGTAGTGTGCAAATAATCTTAACTCGATACCAGCTAGGTCACTGTCAATGAGTTTCCAATCTGGTTTGGTGATAAATAATTCACGGCAATCTTTGTCCGAACTTACTTGTGCAAGATTCGGGTGTGAATGTGCCATTCGATGAGTCACCGCACCGATAAAGCAAGAGTGGTGAAGTCTGCCATCCTTGACTAACTTCAACCAAGCATTAGATCCTTGGGATACCATTCCTAGTTTCTTTTGTGTGACCAAAATTTCTAAGAATACCAATGCCTCTTCTGTTCCTATTTCTTTGAGAACTGTCTCATCAATCACTGCTTTACCAGTGGGTGTGAGTTTAGTAGGCTTCCAACCTTGAAAGGTTTTAAACCACCAAGCTATGTGTTCTCTACTGCTAGGATTAAAGTCCTTTAACCTTTGCATTTCTGCTCCAGCAAAGTAACCTTGTTTCTTGTTATCTCTTTTTGGAGTAAACAAGTTGTGTGGTACATAATGACAAACGGTTTCAGCTTTTTTTCTAAGCTGTTCTAACCTTGTCAGTAGTGCGTTCTCCAGCTCTTGTGCCTTTTCTACATTGAATGGCCAGCCTGTGGTCTTCTGTTGAGCCATGAGCTGTGCTGTATCATGTTCTAGGACAATGCTTGGATGGATTTTTGAAAATGTGTCCATAGTTTAACAAGTATAGCAACATCTTTTTTACAGTAGTCTTGCATTTCTGGAGACCATTCTTGCCAATCAGTAGTCTTACCAAAACCATCTTTGAAACATCTTAACCTGTAACCATAAGCTTCTAAGCTATGGGAACCGTAGAGACGTGCTGGCATCATAGTCCATTTACGTCTAAGATCTATCTCTAATAGGTTTGGGTGAAAGTATCTACTGAGGATAAGTGTGTCCCAGTGTCTAGCTCGACCCTTAAAAAAGCTGAAATGCTTTTGGATTTGCGGGACATCAAACATGATGCCATTGTGTGAGATAATGTTAGTAGCAACCTCAAGGTCATTAACTGCATTAACTACACTATAATTTGGAGTAGCTTGATCGTTGTATTCAGTGACTAGACCTGTGTCTATGTCTTGGGTAACGATACAGTGGATACAACTTGAGTCGATTCCATCTGTTTCAATATCAAAAGCTAAGTTAACATCACCCGAAGTCTGTGGTCGGGTCGAAGTCGGGCGTAACTTCATGTTCTGTAAAGGTGCATGTTCGTAGGTCATAGATCAGTTCGTTAGCAACACCAACCTCTCCACTGTGTCTATTTTTCAGAACACGGACGGTGGTGCTGTTCTGTTTGTCTGGGTTTTGTTGGTCACGTTCAAGGGCAATGACTGTATCAGATAACTGTGCAATAGCAGCAGATCCTCTCAGTTGCCCTAGTGTTACACGTGCTCCTTCCTCATGGTTTTGATCCGATTGTGTACGTCTAAGATGTGATACAAGAAACAATGATATACCTGTACGTTCAACAAGTGATCGTAGCTTGGTCATTGTAACGTCAATCATACGTCTCTCATCTCCTTCTAATCCACTCAGTAATATACTAAGGTGATCAAGAAAGATAACACGACATTCCAATCCACAGGCAAGGTATTCGATCCTACTGTAAATTGTGTCAGGGTCATAGCTGCCAAAGCCATCGAACAAGAAAAGATTCCAATTAGCAATAGTACTGTTGTAGGCGTATTCGAGTTCTGCTCGTTCATATTCTTCAAGATGATAAGGTTTACCGAGCTGTGCGGACATTAATCCGAGAGCCGTCCTACGGTTAGATTCTTCAAGTGCCAAGTAACCGATTCGTTCTTGTCTGTTGAGAAGATGACTTGCAAGAACCCTACAGAAGCTGGATTTTCCTGTACCAGATCCTGAAGTAATTGTGATAAGTTCTCCATACCGTATGCCGTGCAGCTTGTCTTGTAGTCCTTGAAATGGGTAATCATGGTCAGCGGGTGGGGTAGGGGTGGTTAGTAGTTCAAGTAATGATTTAGCGTCAACGATACCGTCTGGTCTGTATGTTTTTGCATCCCAGATAGCTCTCCTTACCGCTTCATTATCTCCTGCTTGTAGTGCCTCAGAAGCATCTTTGTACTTCTCAAGTCTAGCAATTTTAGCTTTTCCAGGGGGTAGCAGTTCTGCACATTCTTGTGCTGCCTGTCTACCTGCCTCGTCATTATCAAAGAATAATACAACCTCTTCATAGCCTTGAAGTAGATCTAACACTCTCTGTAATGCTTTCTTTGCAGCCTTAGCTCCATTTGGTATGGATACATGAGGCCATTTAGGTTGTGCCTCCCATCCAGAGGCTGCATCTAACTCACCTTCATATATGGTAAGTCGAGTGCCTTTATCTGGGAATAAATTTTGCCCAAAAAGTTGATGGTCGGTGTTGTTACCTTCCATCCAGAAGTCTTTGTCTTTAGTTTTAATCTTAGCAGCACATACTTGACCAGTTTTAGTTAAGTAATGCATGCGTAGGGTATCACCGTCCTTATGGATGCGATACTTACGACAGGTCTCTTCTGATAGACCTCGTTTCTTTAATCTAACAGGGGTTCCTTTAAGCATAGCTGTTTTGGTTTGTCTGCCACTATCGTCACATAGCTCCCCGCTACTAACATGGTTACATACAAAACAATAAGTATGTCCATCATCGTATACGGAATTACCGTCTGACGAACCGCAATGGTCACAGCTTGTGTGATATAGGAATGTTGATTCATCTGAGCCAGTCAACTGGGATTGCATAATAAGCACACCAAGGGAAACCGTTCTTTTCTGCCCATTTTGCGTATGTAGTTTTAGAACGTTTGGATATTTTATTGTTAGGTGATTGGAATATAATACGGATGTCTAAATTTGGATGAGCTTCTTTTACAGCCTTCATCTTACGTCTCTGTTCTGGTGGAAAATATCCTTTCGCTTCGAGGTATATACCCCCAACCTTGAAGTCGGGGATGTAGTTTGCCTCGATAAGATAAGGTAGTTTCTCAGATTCATACTGATAAGGTACTTCCATCTGATCTAACAAGTCAGCAACTTGTTCTTCTAGATGACTACGCATTAGAAGTCGTCATCCTCAACAGAGCTAGGAGTACCAGCTGCTTCAACGTTAGGGTCTTCAACCTTGAATCCCTGTGTCTTCCCAAACAAGTCAGCTGCTTGATCTGCTGTCATGTCACCATTATCAACAACACCAGCTCCACTATTAAGACTAATAAGTTGAACTGCCTTTAGTTTCAATGATGTACCAATATCACCTGTTGGTAATACGTATGGCTTTTGGAAGAAAGCTAGCTTAACTTTACTACCGCTGTAAATTGGTGTATCTGTATCCTTAATTGCTGTACCTTCTGTATCAACAATAACAGGAACAAGTTTGTCTCCATCTCTCCAGCTAAAACGAATGTGATAAGCACCCTGCTGGTTGTCTAACTCTTCCCAAGGCTCTGGTTTGACTGTTACTCTCTTGGGGTTCTTGCTCTTGCTTCTAGCCCATTCTAGAGCTGATTCACGTTCTTCTTCTAACTTAGTTATCAATTCACCTTTTACAAGGGCAGATAACTTATATCCCCACTCCCCAGGTTTGAGTATAGCTTGAAAGCCATCAAGTGTTACGGGGTCGGGTGTGACGTAGGTGGTTGCCATAATTAACAGAAAAAATAGGTGGAATTTGAAACATCTTTAGGATTTAATGTTCCAACGATTGGTGGTGGTTCAGAGGCATTGATGGTCTCTGCAAATTTGGAGAGCCAATCTTCTTCGGAAAAGATATTGGCATAGGTTTCTCGCACAAGGCGATTGAGTGTTCCCATGTCTCCTGCTCTGCAAAGAACTGAGTCATGTATGACTGTGAAGGGTTCATTGAATTGATTAAAAGATCTGTGAAGGATCGAAGCATCGAATGAATGAATGTAATTAGGGGCAGTACTAGACTTATGCTTAGTAGGACTAGGTGTAGTTTTACCCGTAGGTAATCTAACTTGTGTTCTACCAAGTAATTGTAGTTCCATCCTCATTGTTTCAATGTCATCTCTTCTTTGATTAACTATGAAACCAGATGGTGTGACCCATTCAACTGCAGTAGCACCATTTCTGATGTACTGTCCGACATGTTTCTTTATCCATCTCATCACCTGCATTGGCCCTGGAACTATAGTGTCCATACTGTTATAAACAGCATTGACTATCTGTGTTAGCTCATCCTTTGTAGGATCTATGCCTTTTTCAAGTAATGATTCACGTATGTACTTGCGACTGCTATCTTTAGTAGCATTGTAAGGAATTGTCATAACTGTGCGTTTGCACACGGCACGAGTCATCCAATGGTGCATGTATGTTGGTAAGAACTCTTTAGCTTGTTCTGCCACCGCTTTGTATGCGTCACTAGGTTTGTTACTAGGGACAACATTTACTAACTCTGCTGTACTCTGGTCAGCTGCAAGACCTGCAAGTATCTGGAGTCCAGAACAGGTTGCATCAACTGCGACCATAAGACCAGTAGTTAACTTGTCTTTAGCTATACAACAGTGGTAGTACTCATGACAAGCAGCCATGAATTGCCAAGGTTCATCTACCTCTTCCCATGAAGACAAGTGTCTTACGGGGTCAGTAGCAACTTTGGTAATGAGTTCAGTATTGTTAGACACCCATAGATGTCTGTCCTCTAGTGTTTCTTTGTCCAGTCCGTAGGTTGTAGCTACTTGGAAAGATAACCATAGTTCTGCCTCATCTGTCACACTAGCCTCATCAGCAAATCTTAAGAGTGCTTTACCAAAGTCAGTATCTTGAGGTGTCAAGAAAGCTGGGATAGGGTATGCTCTACCTCTGTAGTCAAAAGACCAGCAAAGATAAAAGACATCATCTTTAAATTTGTTAGCTGCTTCTAGCTGTGTGCGTGTTCTTACTGATCGTTTAAAGTTTACCCGATCAGCATTGTGAGATTCTGCCATAGCTCGTCTCCAAGCTAGGTTATTCTCTGGGTTTGTATCAGCATCTACAGGACGTGGTAGTTTAGTAGTAGGTGATATAGGTATAAACTTACCTATAATTCTACCCTTCAACCTCATCTCTTCTGCTGTGTGCAGTACGTGCTGATTGACACAGTACCTTACGGCTTGTAACTTGTTTAAAAAGTTAATAGGCGTTTCTCCGTGTATTATGGAGGGGTTTCCTTTGCGGGTTAAATCATGCCCTTTCATCATGGTATTTGTGAGGTATCCACCATAAATGATGTTACCTTCTTCATCATAACCCCAATCATCTGGTACTACTAGCATTGGCCACGGTATACCAGAGAATAATTCAGCTGATTTGATTAGTTCAGCTCGCCTAGAATTGAATAGATCAGTAGGAATTACCCTATAATCGTAACGTTTACGGTGTGTCTTACGTTTGCTGATGGTAAACCATTGAGTGGTGTCCATTATAAGTGTAAGAGCCCATCGTCCGAGAGATGTTTTAGCCTTGACGCTCCAAGGTGTCCATCGTATGTCACGTTGACCAAACTTTTGGCTGGCGATAATCTCTTTTTGTCGTGTACCACAAGCGTTGTGAAAGTATTTTTCACTGATGTAGTGCATCAATCCAGGGTACTCTGTCTTATACCATCTGAACTTACACTCAGATTCTAATGCAGATCCAATAGCAACAAGAGTAGGAGTGATTAGATTGGCTCCTCTTTGTGTGCTAAATACTCTGTCAAATACAACCTTAAGTATGATGGTTGAGATTGCAAGGGGTTCCAAGTCATCGAGGTATACAGCTATGTCTTTATAAAACTTACCAGCTTGACCTGTTTTAAGTTTATGTTTAGTCTGCTCAACCTTTTCCATTAGATAAGGTATAGCCTCTCTGATTGATGACACCCCGTACACGCTTGCGGAAGCGTAAGATTTGCCTTCTAGTTTCTCTAAAGAATCGTGAAGTCTCTGCCTCCCACAGCTGATCGCTTCTTGCTCTAGAAGAAACTGTCGGTGTAGGTTTGTATGCGTCACCATATGCGAGAAAGAGTGAGTATTCGTAGTCATCGAGACGGTCAATTTGGCGTTGTGTCAAATTAGTCATCGTACATTTTACATTGTTGTTCATAAGGAAATACTTTACAGTATTCCTCCATGCTAGTGAAGCATTGCCAATTCGTCAAGTAAAAACCTAACTCATGTGCTGCGTTTCGTTTGGTGATTAGCTGACCTTGAGAAGCTAGTACAACTAAGAACTTATCTATTGATGGCGGGCCACATGGGTCAAGCTCTATAAAAACTTCCCCTGTTGCATCATCAATGTAATAGCCTAGTCGATCTAACAGTTCTGATAGGTCATGTGGATTGAGTGTCATAGTAAGTCATGGAGTGTGTCAAGGATTGCATTACCAGTCATGACTACGTAATCGCAGTCATTGATAAGTAAGTTTTTCATGTACGTTTTAGCTGCTTTAGCTTGACGATATGCCCGCTCCTCTATCTTACCGTCAGTCTTGATAGCTCTGACGACACATACATAGGAAGCTGGTAAATCCCAGGTGAGAGCTGCCTCGTGACCCATTGCAAAGTCAACTTGAGTGAGTTCATCAGTGGCGTTCCACTTGTTTAGCTCTTGTATTCTGTTTTTGAATGGGTCTTTCATGTTACCATATTCTAATTGATTTAGTTGGTGGGTTGTCCTTGTTATGTAAGAACACGGTGTACTGGCATCCCTGTATGGACAATGAGATGGCGAGCATAATGAGGCATGCTTTCACACAAGCTCCTCATCAAATCGCTTCATAGCAATCTCAGCTTGCTTTTCCTCATCATAGTAAGGAAAGGCTGCCTTGACTTCTTCAAAGATAGTTTCAAGGCGTTCTTGTGCGTGTGGTGTACTCATCATTCTTTCTCCTTGTCAGTAAATAAAAGATGTACTGATTCGCAGTAAGCGTCAACAACATCAAACTCAAATGGACAATCGTTATCGAGTAGCCATTCTGTTAGTTTTGATTGATCCATTAGTTGAGATCCTCCTCTTGCTTGAGTGTCCTGAGATTGTGTACCATAATCTTAAACTCTTCGTCAGCGTGAGGGCTATCCATCATGCGGTTGAGTCTACATAATGCAGATTCTTTTGTGTCAAAGATACCTACAATTATAGTCTCAAAGCTGTAAGGACTTACACGTTGGATTGAGTAAACAACAGGGTCATCAGCAACATCAAAGGTCTTGATGTACTTGTCACCGATGGGTTGAGTGATGTTTGTTTTGATGGAATTAGACATGGGATTGAAGCCAAATTAGTGAGCGTTGCATAGTGTATGAGTCATCGTCAAACTTGCCAAAGGCTACATTACATGCATCGCATATGTAACCTCTAAACTTGTCAGTCTTATGGTCATGATCAAGAACCCATTTAGTGGTATGCCTACCACATGCTGGGCAGTCACCTGGGGATGGTGGTACATGTTGTCGCCTTAGCCTACGTCTGACCGTAGCTTGTTTGTTTGAGCAGCATTTACAAGTGTTCTTGCGTCCTGCCCCAGTTGTAGAAAAGAGTGGGAAATCTTCTAATGGTTTGACCTCCCCGCACTCTTTGCATTGTTTACAAGCAGACATTGTAGTAGTTGGTGTAGACCACTTCGTCTGCTAGATGACCGAGACCTGCATCTTCGAGTATATCGTAGATGTCTCTGCCGTCTTGGTCAAAGTCAACAGTAATTGTGTTGTTGGATGATGGGTTGTAGCTGTACCCTGCCTCTAGTAAAGAGGAGGATACAGACTTGTCGAAAGTAACAGTCATGGTGTGGCTAGACATTTGTAAGGGATGGTTGTTGCAAAACTCGCACTTTGGCAAGCTTGTGTTTGTATATAGAGACTGGTGTGATCTCTTTGCACTTGACACTCTTGAGTTTACAATTGGCATTGACCCAGAATCCTAAGCTCATGTTAGGTTGTGCAAGTAGGTTGGCGATAGCTCTACGAGATACGTTGGTGTACTCATAGCGTGTATCTGTCAAGAACTCAACAATGGCTGTGCCTGATAATGGGTCTACGTCAATAGACTTGACACATGTTGAGGTGCGTGATTTTGGTTGCATAAGTTGAAAGTGGTAACAGTAGAGGGAGACCCTCATCCAATATATTAACTATACTGGAAGAGAGCGTCAAGCTCTTTGATACGATTTAGGGGAATTGTGGCGGTTTGCGGACATATGGTGTTGCCTAGACATTTAAGTCTGTCCACCCTACGGGATAGCCCATCATCTCCTCTACGAAGCATGGGTTGAGATGTAAAGGTACGCCAGTCGGAACTGAGTCTGATTCCTGTATCACTCCAGTCAAGTAGCCCTGTTTTGCCCAACGTAAGCTGCTCTTGCTGCCCTGAATTCCTATGCCTTTCCACTCTGATGCTCTGGGTGTTGGCAACAGTGTGAGCTTGTCTTGTAGGTTGAGGCTGTGACTTGTACCCTTCGGAGATAGTCTCCGTCCATTTGCTGTTAGCTTGGCATTTGGATGTGCGATAGTATCTTGGGTCGTTGGCGTAGGCAATAATCCAGATGCGTTTACGGAGGTGACACCCGCCCACGTCTCGTGCTGATACAATGCCCCACTCAGCATTATACCCGCTTTTGGCAATTTCATAGAGGATTTGTTGGAAGGTCTGCCCGTTGCCGTGACTGATGGTATTTGCAACATTTTCGAGCAAGATGTACTTAGGTCGAACTTGCCGAGCAATCTGCATGACCCTGTAGAACAAGCCACTGCGAGTGCCTGCTCCCAGTCCTGCCTGTTTGCCCGCAGAGCTGAGGTCTTGGCATGGGAAGCCAGCTGTGATGAGGTCATACTCACCGAATCTGGTTGAGGTGTCGAATGTGTTGATGTCATCATGGATAGGTACGTTAGGGAAGTTTTTACGCAGCACTTGCTGACAGTATGAGTCAAGCTCTACGAAGTCGATAGTGGTAAAGCCACCGAGGAGCTGTCCAGCATAGGCAAAGCCACCTATGCCAGAGAATAGGTCAAGTACTCTCATACGTGTGGGTGCTTAGGGCGTAGCTTACGCATCTCCATATATGCCATCTTCTGATAGAATACCTGTCTGCGTTTGGCTTCTTCGGGTGACAGTTGCTGCATAGCTTGTGTCTCCTTGAGTGTTGGGCGTTTGCGTGTCATGGTTAGTGGTATGGGTGGATGTAGGCGGTGAGGTGGCTGTTGCTTAACATTACTCACGCTTTAATGATAACAATAGTTACCTAGTCAACCTACGTGTACTATACATTGTATATGCGTTTGTGTGCAACCCATGTGATGGCTTGGATGTCAGCAGCTGAGTAGTTCTCACATAACTCTTCATTGATGAACGAAGTAGCGTCACGATAATCAGCCTTGATTTGTGAGCGTAGCTTCTTACCAATAGCTGGTACTTGTTTCATGGTCAAGCGTTGCCCAAACCATACGGAGTAGGCATGCCCGTCAATGCACACGTCATTGAGTGCAGTGTTGGTGATGCAGTTGAAGAACTCTATGATCTTTTTGCCATTGAGTATCTCGACTATCTCGATGTCGCGGGTCAGTATGTCAATAGCTTTCTGCTTCATCTTGCCATAGGTGCAGACCTTGACACTGAGCATATCGGTACGTGTACCGCCAGCAGCCCAGCATTTGATGATAGCTTCGGCATCTATGATGTTACGCTCCCAGCGGTTGTTTGGGGACAGTGCAGCAATAACGCCAGCAACTAATTCTATGCGTAAGTGATACTTGGCAGCAATACGCCCAGCAATATTGAGTGCTGAAGCATACCAGTCTACGCCAAGCTGTACCTCTTGAGACGTAGCTAGTGTGAACTTAGCGACAATCTCACGGGCATTAGGTGAGAGTTGTGAGTATGACATGGGTTTGGTTTGGGTGGTGTGCGGTATGCTGGAGTTGAACCAGCTCTGTATGCATATTGTACTGGTAAGGTTAGAGGACGGATAAGAGTATAAATACTCAGCGTCTACATTCGTTAGTGATCGGTGTGAGTGACAGTGTACGGACTACCGCATAAAAGAATCTATAAAAGTATTTTATCACTTGTAAAAAGTGGACAGTTGGCTGTCTATAGACTCTAGTAATTAAATATCATTACTTAAGCCTTATGTACTTTTAACGGTCTATGTACCTCACCCGTTAGACCTCACTATGTGTATCAGTCTAAATTTCCCCGTCTCCTCGGTTGGCTGTGTTTGTGTGTGTTCAATAGGCGGTGTTTGTGTCGATGTATCCAATATGCCATGATCTTTTTACTCTGTCAACGTCTACCTGGGAACTGTTAGCAAACCAACACAAACCCCTTTTTATATATATATAGAGTCGGTTGGGATTAGCAAAGTTGGGGATAGTGGTTGACTGGGTTCTACTTTTGAGATTGGCCGTAGACTGATGAGAATGAAAACGATAACCATTTCTGTTTCTCAATAATATTGGCTTATTGATTATCATTAAGACTCTTTGTTGATTCTCATTGACTTTCTTTATTGAGAATTGACTCGCTCCTGATTTTCCTCTATATATCGATTTATTACCCTTATTTTTATTTAATTGTGGATTCTTCTTAATCACTATTAAAAAGGCTTATATCCCACATAAACCCACCTTATATGTTGTGTCTATATATTTGTATGGACTTGATGACACTATATGTGAGTCTCAAATGGTATGTTTCAGATTGAACATATTTCTGTATAGTGGGGTTGACCGTACATTTGTATAGTGCTGTTACAGATGCCCGCGTTACTGCGAACGATTCTCAATAAGAGCCATATCCTGATAAATGATAATGATAATCGTTTTCATTCAAGTGTTGATAACCGTACCCCGCGAGGCATCATAAAAAATCCATTCTGTCAAGAGTATAAATACCTATTGTATTGAGATCAAGACCTGGGGTGTCGCGGGGGTAACGACCAGTAACCCGCGTTAGAATACCCCACAAACAATTTTTTCAAAATTTAAGGAGACATCTTGCCCCCTATTCCTGTACCACACATATCCTGCAAGGCTGAGAGGAGCAGCTACACGTAGTATAAGTAATACTAATATAACTTTTTTAACATTCATTAAACTCAGAAGCCATGTTTCCTCCTATCTTACCACCTTCTCTCTGTGCTGTATTAGTAGCAAACCCAGCTAAGAACCACCCTATCATAGGAACATTAGCTAAGGATGTTGTTAATCCTGTTCCTGTAGCCACTGATGTACCAATAAGCTTACCTGTAGATTCACCTTTAGCCTTTTCCTCTATACAAGCAATTTGTTTTGCTGTTAGATCACCATTAGTTACAACGGTTATGTCTTTTTCTCCAGCTATTTTTTGTGTTTCTTTCATTACTGTAGCTTTACTACCACCTAAAAAACCTGCTGGTTTCTTGCTAGTTTCTATTGATCCAATAATTTTAGGATCATGCATTTTATGCCTTATCTTATAACCTTTTTTACTAGCTTCTATTTCATAAGTAGAGTATTTGCTAACAGGTAAGTCAAACATAGGTAAGTTTGATTTCTTACTTAATAAACTAATTGTATAAAAGTTAGAAACAACAAAGATAGTACCAAGTCCTGCTGATACCCCTTTTATAATATTATTATTCATTTGGTTTTCAACATACGGTTAAGTTTTTGTTTTTCTAACTCAATCTTCATTTGTTTTTGGGTTAAGGTAGGCCAGCGATCTAGTAACAAACTTCGTCTGAAGTTTTTGTACCATTTACTTCTCTTCACTCTTAACCATACTTGTTGTATTGTCATGGTTGTACTGTACGTAGGTGCTAGAGAGTAGTAGAAGGAGGTTATATAGCACGAAAGTAATCTCGTGTTAGAAGAGGGGGAGGCTTTTAGACCTCTCACCCTCTTGACCGCTGTTTCCACCCACGAGGAGCACCACTTCCCCGTGTATTATGGAGGGGTTACTCTAAATCCAAGTGTGGGTATGGCTTTTAGTCGATCCTCTAGCTTGTCTTCTTTGGTCTAAATCCATCCCCATAACCATATGATTAGCTTCAGCTACAGGGTCATCCATCCAGGCTTCCATATGATCTAACCACTCTTCATGTTTTCTGTCTTTTATTTGTTCTTCAGCAGATAAGGCGAGGGCATCTGTATACCATTTAACGCCTTGGGCGAGGGCATCGATTCTGTCATCGTGTCTAACAGCTCCTTTTTCTCGGCACATTCGGCTGATTTGGTAAGCGAGCATATATTGGAATCTATTTTCAGTCGCCTCATCCTCATTACTTTTATAATCCCATTTAATGACGGCAGGATCCACAACAAGCCTATGCTGATTAAAGACAGGTTCAAGGCTACTAATAATACGATCTTCTTTCCTGACATTTGCTCTGGTTTCCTCTATGTTGATGTTGGTTTTTGTCGTTTGACAGTGTTTTTTGAATAGCTCTGATACAATACCATCGCCAAAGTTACTCTCGATGAGCAATGTACTCGCACCATACTTCTTACACCTCTTTAATATGTTTAATAATGTATTGTCGCTGTAACCGTCTTTAGTGGCGTATATTTCGTGTAGGTATATGAATCCATTCAACTGAGATAAGAAGCATGCTACAGTCTCATCTGAGCCCCTTCCAGAGGGGTCTACGCTACAAATGGTCTCGCTATATTCTTTCCACTCTCCCTGCACCTGCATTGGCTTATAATAATAGTCCCCTGGAAGCCCCGCACACGGCAAGTCTTTGACCATGTTTTCTGGGTTAGAGCACCATATTATGTTTTCGGGTGCATGTGTAGGGTTTACGGGGTTAATTATTAGGTCTGCAAACTTTAACGGGAACTTTTCTGCGTCAGATAGGGTAGTATCTAGCATAAACTGCAACATAAAGTTACTACGCCCCATAGATGCCTCTCTTTCGAGTAGATCACCTTCTTTAAAACGTGTATCTGTAGGTTCCCATGCTAAGTTCTTGTTGTCTAAGTCTGCTTGCAGTTGAGGTGCTAACAATCCATCATACATAGCAGTTTTGCGGGGGTATCTAGCTGGCCATACAAATGGTCTGTAGCTACGTTCCCTTAACTTGTTATATACAGTGAATGTCGTCTGAGGAGTGCCGAGAAACATAATACGAGAGTCACGTTTAGGAGTAAGAATAG